AGCAGGTCGATCGTTTCCTGTTGTGCCTGGATGTTGTCGTTAAGCTGGCGGATCTGCTCCTGCAATTTCTTTGCAGCATCGCGCGCGCTTTGGTCAACGCCTTTCGGTGGCGGCTTTGGCTTTGGTGGCTTCTTTGGTGGGACGCTTGGCGGTATCAGGACCGGATGCGAGGGAGCCGGAAAGACCGGCTCCTCGATCGATGGCCTCGGAAGTTCGATAGACCCAGGCAGCTGTATGGATGGCAGCTGCAGTGGGTCCACCTATCAGAAGTCGATGACTGCGCCAGTCTTGACGTAGCTGCCGGTGTCAGAACCGTCAAACTTGCTGAAGCCCACCTCGGCGTAAACGTTGGCTTGCTCGTCGACCTGGCCGCTGACGCCAGCCTTGCCTGACCAGCCCCAGTCAGTGTTGGTGGTGTCGTTGCTCATGGCAGGGCCGGCTTGGATGAAGAAGGGCCCGTCCTTGTAGCCGACGTGCAGGTCAAGGCTGCTGCCGCTGGAGCTGCTGCCGCTGAATCCGGTCACGAACTCGGGGTTCGCGTAGATCTTGCCCTCTGCGTTCGCAGACGGGGCGCCCAATGCAAGCGCCCCAGCGACGACAGAAGCAGCAATCAGAAAGCGCTTCATGTTTATCGGAAGAAAACACGGAGACCTTAATGGGACCGCTCAGCTTTGGCCAGCTGTAATGGCCGCATTGAGAGGAGCCATATCTTGTGAAGTCCAGTAATCCTTGGCAACCATGATCTGCAGGTGCTCGACGTTGCGGGCAACAATTGCAGTCTGCTCGTCATCACGGCTGTCCAGTGCCATCAGGTCGGTGATGACAGTGACTGAATCCAAGGCGGCATCGTAATGGCGTTGGATCTCTTCAGTGGTCAGAGTTTCGTCGGGCATTGTTCTGTGAAAAGTAGAGGTCAGATGCCTGCGGCATCAAGTCTAGCTTTGAGCGCAGTATTTTCTGCCGACAGTTCTTGCACCGCTTTTACCAGGGGCATGACGAACATTTCGTAGCTAATCCCTTGAACGCCTTCGTTGTCTTCGGTCCAGCCAGCAAAATCGGTGACGTTGTTATCGTCTAGGGCTTGCTTAACTTCCTGAGCAATGAAGCCATACATCTTGCTGGTGTGGTCAGCTTCTGTCTTGGCTGCGTTATAGCCAGGAAGACTTGAATCAAGCTGTGAAGGTGCTTTCCATTTGTAGGTGACAGTACGAAGGTCATTGATAAAACCAAGACCCAGATCGGTGTTGGTCTGAATGTCTTTTTTCAGACGAACATCAGAGGTGCGCGTCCAAGTTGCATTTGAGGTAAATACGTTGTGAACGCGGTTGCCTGATTTACCAAAGGCAAAAGTATTATCTCCAGCGCTTGTAATGCCAACGCCAAGTACAATTCGATGTGTACCACTAGAATTTCCAGTGGTACAATTATCTCCAACAAGAACGTTGCAACAGCCAGTAGTAATATCATTTCCTGTGTCTTGGCCAATGCAAACGTTCTCACTGCCAGTGGTAATGTTGCCACCAGCGTGATAACCCATGGCAACGTTTTGCCCGCCAGTGGTAACGTTATCTAGTGCAATACGGCCAAAAGCAGTGTTCCAGGAGCCAGTAGTATTTGAAGAGAGTGCGTGATAGCCAAACGCAGTCAGTTCACTACCAGTGGTGTTACTGGTAAGAGCTGAATAACCAACTGCAGTGTTTCTAAGGCCTGTTGTGTTTGCATCAAGAGCGTATGCACCGACAGCTACGTGTTGATATCCCGTCGTGTTGGCGTCTAAGGCCAGCCGTCCAACAGCAGTGTTTCCACTAGCACTGGTATTGGCTCTTAAAGCTCTATGACCAACAGCTGTGTTGTCGCTTCCTGTGCAGTCTTCAAGAGCTTTTGCTCCAACACCAGTATTGCTGTTGCCTGTAGTAACGGTCGTAAGTGCTTCAAAGCCGACTGCCGTGTTGTCGTTCGAGGTGCATGAGTCCAGAGTTGCATCGCCAACCGCTGTATTTCGGTTGCCACTTTGCATTGCACCGAGAGAGTTGTAACCCAAGGCAGTGTTATGACTGCCCGTAGTATTTGCATCAAGTGCGAGTCCGCCGACTGCAGTGTTTTGGACGCCTGTCGTATTGGCTTCAAGGACTCTACGGCCTACTCCAGTGTTGTAATTACCCGAAGTATTATTTTTAAGCGCGTGCATTCCAACGGCTGTGTTATCAGATGCACTGTTTGATTTAAGAGCATTTGATCCAACAGCAGTGCAGCTGTTGCCGCCATTCATGTCTGTTAAGGCATGATATCCAAACGCGGTATTGTCATGTGCGGTAGTGTTTCCATCAAGTGCTTGTGAACCAACTGCGGTATTCCGCGTTCCAGTAGTATTCGCATCCATCGCTGCATAACCGACAGCAACGTTGTTTGACGCTGTAGTGTTTGAATCAAGCGCAAGCGCACCGACTGCAACGTTATATGCACCAGAAGTATTCGACTTTAGCGCTTCATGTCCACAAGCAGTATTATTGCTTGTAGTGCTATTTAGAAGCGAACTACGTCCAACGGCAGTGTTTCCGTGGGCAGTGGTGTTAGACCCCAAAGCATCTTTGCCAACAGCAGTATTAGAGTCTCCTGTGGTGTTTGCGACTAGGGCACTCTTGCCGACAGCAGTGTTGTGAGAAGCTGTTGTGTTAGCTTGAAGTGTTGCTTGTCCAACGGCAACGTTATTGGTGCCAGTGGTGTTTACTAGAAGTGCGCTTGTTCCAATAGCAGTGTTGTTACTAGCTGTAGTGCTTGTAGTAAGAGCACCGTCGCCCATTGCAACGTTGCTAGAGCCTGTAGTATTTGCTCCTAAAACGTTGTAACCGACAGCTGTATTACTACTTCCTGTTGTGTTTGCATCGAGAGCAGTAGCGCCAACAGCTGCGTTTTTCGTGCCAGTGGTGTTAGATTCCAGAGCGCTTTTGCCGACAGCCGTGTTGTAACTTGCAGTAGTGCTTAACGCTAAAGCATCTTTGCCAAGCGCAGTATTGTTGCTGCCTGTAGTGTTTGTGCTCAAAGAGCCTTGACCCATTGCAACGTTAGAGCCTCCCTGGGTATTTGCGTCTAAAGATTGATTGCCCACCGCTGTATTGCTACCGCCAGTGGTGTTGGCACTCATACAGTTATCACCAACCGCTGTATTAGCTGCACCTCCAGTATTTGAATCTAGTGCGTTCTTGCCGACAACCGTGTTCGACGCAACGTTGCCCGCACCTCTGCCAACGTTTACACCGTTGATCGACTCGTCCTTTGCGGAAAGGTCTGCGCCGTCGTTAGTTACTTGAGTAAGTGCCATGGTCATTCACCAGGGGTAGAGGGCAGACTGGCCTGATAGGCAGAGATTACCTCGGCCGTCCACAGGGCTGCTGCAATGTCTTGCACCTCCTGGACCTCGCCGCTTACGTCTTGGCCAGGAACAACAACGTGACGGCTGTGGTTGCGTGCCAGCTCAACACCATCTTCCTCAATCACCGTTGTGGTACGGATTTGGATGACCTGGCTAGGCAGGATTTCTTCTTTGTATTCGAGTCGCTTTGTAATTGCCATTAGGGACGTCCTCCAGACGAAACAGGTTCAGGCGTAGTTTTAAGCCATTGCGGGCTATTGGACTAGGTAGCTGCCAGCAAGCTGCATGTTTCCGCCGCTAGCGCCGAGTCCGTTGAGCAATATTCCTGCAGAGCCCCAGGCGCCACCATTTTTGCCCGTAAAAGAAAGCTCCATATAAGCAACGTTTGTGTTTATATGAGTTCCAGAAAAAGCACCAATGTTCCTAGTTGAACTACTACTAAAACCGTAATCGTTGTAGGTGCAATTTTCTGTGCTTACATGAATAGCGCCGCGATAATCTCCAGAGTTGTGGCTAGTAAAAGGCAAAGAAATGCACGCAGTGGAATTGCTGTTGGTAGTTCTAGCCGACCATGAAATCCAAATTGAAACGTGACATAGATTTCCAACTCTAGTGTAATAGCCAGCTTGCCTTGTGTAAGTTATTCCTGTAATGGGCGTGCTTGTTAAGTTAACTGTAGGCACATATGTTCCCTCTTCATAATAGTCAAGAGCGTTTACAGCAGCCGACTCGCCGCCAAAAGTAATGCCGCCTTGCTCATGGAACCTTAGACGTTCACTGGTGCCTTGCTGAACAATTAAATCAGTGCCAGTACCGCCACCGTGTTTTTTCTGAACAATAAAATGGTCTGTTGCTGAGTTGCTGCTTGCCTCAAAACGAATGCCAGCAAGGGTGTTACCGCCATTGTTTGTGTTTCTAAGAATTAACTGGTCAACACCATCTACGCTTGTTCCCGAATCATTTACCGAGAGCAGCATATTGCCATTAAACTCGGAAGAACCATCAGCCAAAATAGCTGCCTTCTCAATCTTCGTCCCACCGATGTCCGAGAACAGTTGGAAAGTTCTGGAAGCAGCGTTGGTGGTCTGGGAGTAAAGGTCGATTGTGGAATCAGTTAGATCCAGGCTTCCACCAAACGTGGCAGAGCCGCTAATGTCTGCAGCTCCATCAACATCCAAACTGTCGCACTGGACCTCGCCCGTTACGTCAATGCCGCCTGATTTAGTTTCAAGTTTGCGAGAGCCAAGGTGATAAAGAACAACTTCACCTGTACTGCCGTCGGCTAATACATAATTTGTTATACCCCCAGAACCGTTATCAGTTGCAAGGATAACGTCTTTGTCATCGGTTGTGGTTCTGACAATAAGATCGCCGGTACCTGAATGGTTTACATAACTATTGCTGCCGTCGTGATAAATCTCTAAGTCTTGGCTATTGCCAAACCGAGCATTTTCGTTGTCAGCAAAGTCAATAGGCTTAGCCAGCTTGGACGACGCAATGGCTGCAGTGCTGCTGACCTTCGCGTTAGTGACAGCACCATCGACCAGCTCTGACGTGTCAACCGTGTTGTTGCTGGGCTGGCCGATGTTGACCGTCGAGCCCTGGGTGATGATGAAGTGGCTAGCGCCAGAGGCGGGTGCAGCAGCAAAAATGATGTCGTTGGTGTCAATCGCAAAGCCTTCAGATGGCTGGCTGGTGCCGCTGTTTGGCTTTTGAATTACACCGTTGACGCTGACCAGCATTTGCTGGGCGTTGGCGCCAGCGTTGCTAAGGGTGAACCGATAGGCGCTGCCGTTAAACGTGGCAGACCCGCCGCCTGTACCGCTTGACGACGACAGCGTGTTGATAAAGAAGTTGCCGACAGACTGCACTTCTTCCCATGCAGAATCGTTGGCGTCGTAGACCTTCATCTTGCCTGCGGTCCTGTCAAACCACAGGTCGCCAGCGTCTAAATCAGTGGTCGGCGCATTGTCTGATACGCGATACCGAGCGTTGAAATCATTGATGTCATCGCTGAGCTGGACAACGTCAGCCTCCTTAGCAATGAGCTTGTGATAGGTGTAAGTGTTAAGGGTGGTAGTGGTCTGCACCTGCAGGCCTAGGCCGGCGGCCAACGTGCTGCTTTGCAGGCTGCTGGGAAAACCAGTGATTGTGACTGTGGCGTTGCCAGTAGTGCGCCCAGTTGTGCTTACGCCGCTGCTGTTGACTACAACACCACCTGCATCAGCAATCGACACCACCGTGCCAGCGTTGTCGCTGGGGTCAGGGTTAGTTGTCGGGAAGCTGGTCTCGTTTGGAATGGCGACGAAGCCGCCCAGGGCGTTGAGCAAGCCAGACACAAACGTGTTGACTGCTGAGCTGGTTGGAATGTCGTTGGTGTTGGCAGGTGTCAGCGTGCTGCTGATCGTCTTGCCATCCAGCTGGTTCAGCTCTGACGTAGATGCGGTCAGGCCGTCAGTGACGTTGAGCTCAGTAGTAGTGGCAGTGACGCCATCAAGAATGTTGAGCTCGTTAGTTGTAGACGTGACGCCATCCAACTTGTTTAGTTCTGCAGTGCTGAGCGTGGCGCCATCGAGCACTTGCACTTCTGCCTGAGTCAGATCAGCAAGCGCAGATGCTGTGCCGCTCTGCATCGTCGACAGCTCAGTCAGCTCAGAATCCAGAGGCTGCTTGCCATCGATCTGGTTCTGAATTGCAGAGGTGACACCGTCGACAAAGTTCAGCTCTGCCGTTGTTGCAGTGACGCCGTCTAACTTGTTGATTTCCGCAGCTGTGGCAGTCACGCCATCGAGCGTGTTCAGCTCTGACGTAGACGCAGTAACCCCATCAAGCTTGTTGATCTCAGCAGCAGTTGCCGTAACGCCATCGAGGATGTTGAGCTCAGCCGTACTGGCAGTCACGCCGTCGAGCTTGTTTAGCTCAGCTGTGTCAGCGGTAACGCCATCTAATTTGTTGAGCTCTGCTGTAGACGCAGTAATCCCATCGAGGGTGTTTAGCTCTGCCGTGGTAACAGTCGCCCCGTCAAGAATCTGTGTCTCTGTTTGAGTCAGGTCCGCCAACGCACTGGCAGTGCCAGACGACATGGTCGCTAGCTCAGTCAGCTCAGCGTCAAGCGGCTGGAAGTTGGTGTCGACGTAGTTCTTGGTGGCTGCATCCTGCGCCCCTGTCGGGTCAGATACGTTGGTCAGCCGCTGGTTGCCAAGCGTTGGCAAGCCAGTGGTGCTGCTAATTGTGACGACCTGCTTCTGCGCATCATCTAGCTCTTGGTCAAGGTAAAGCTGCTGCAGTGCGTTGGTGTCTAGGTCAGCAGCCGTCAGCGTTGAGCCGT